AATTCTAGACAAATTAGAGTTGGACTCGGAACAACAGTTTCCGACACATATGAAGTTGGAACTACGTTTACACAAGCAAATACTCCTGCTACAGGAGATTTGGTAGGAACGGCAGGATCTGCAGTTGGAAATCTAAATGTTAGCCGTCCTGGAATTGGATATACTCCAGCATCTGGATCACTATCATTTAATAATATAAATCTAGTTACAGTTACTGGATCTGGTAGAGGAGCAACTGCAGAGATTACTGTAACCAATGGAGTTGCAATTGGTGCAACTATTGTATCTGGAGGAACTGGATACCAAATTGGAGATGTTGTGGGTATAACAACAATAGGTAACTCTGTAGGAAGAAATGCTCGACTCACAGTTAATACAATTACCGATCCAAATGAATTAGTCTTAAATAATGTACAAGGAGACTTTATTACTGGTGTAGGCAATACGTTATTCTTTGCAAAGAATACTGGAATTACTACAGAACTAAATTACACCCATGGTGGTAATGTAACTATTAATACACTCATCACCGAAAACGACGGAGAGCACATTAAAGTCAACCATCAGAATCATGGTATGTACTTTAGCGAGAATCTTGTCAAGATAATTGGAGCACAATCTGATATAAAACCAACTAAACTTAGCGCATCTATTGGTGCTGGTTTCACTGGAGCAATATCAGTTGATTCTGGTACAAGTTTTGCTAACTTTGAAAATGTTGGAGTTGGAACTACTAATGTTGGATTGATTCGAATTGGTGATGAAATTATTGAATATACTAACCTTACTGGAAATACTATTGGTGGAACCATAACCAGAGGTTCTAATCCTAAAAATTATACTGTAGGAACTCCAGTATTTAAGTATGAATTGAATGGAATTAGTCTTGCAAGAATTAATAAAACTCATGATATGTCTACAGTCACTATTCCAAATCCAATAACATTTGATTCATATAATGTCAAATTGGATATGTCGGAAAAATTCAATGCAAATAATGATGATCGGAGTAATGATGTTGGATTCCCAAGACTTTATACAAAAGAATCCAAATCAACTGGTGGATATGATATAAGGGCAACTCAAAATATGCCTTTCGAAATTATCACACCAAACGTTCAGAATCTGACAGTTAGAGGAACAAATCTTACTGCAGATATTAGAACTACGACTTCCCAAAGTATTGCTGGAAATGAAATTGCATATGTTGATAATGGATTCCAATCAGTATCCATTAATGAATCTAATTACCTAGAAACTCCTAGATTAGTAGCATCTAAGATTAATGAAGATCTTAAGATGACAAATGTAACAGGTAATAAATCTCTTGAAATGAGACTCTTCCTGACTACTACAGATACTCGTATTTCACCAGTGATTGACTCTCAAAGAGTTAGTACAGTTCTAACATCAAATAGAGTAAACAAGCCAATAACAGATTATGCCAATGATAGTAGAGTAAATGGTTTACTAAGTGACCCAACAGCATTCCAATATATTTCTAAAGAAATAAATCTGGAAAATCCTGCCACAAGTTTGAAAATTCTTGTTAGTGCTCATGTTAGTGAAGAAGCAGATATTCGCGCATTCTTTGCCATTAGTGATAAAGAAGGATTCAATCCAATATTTGAACCTTTCCCTGGATATGATAATTTAAATTCAAAAGGAGAAATTATTGATTCTGCAAATAGTGATGGAAGATCTGATGTTTTAATCCCAGCATCTACATTCCGTTCATTTGAAGGTGAGCAGTTGGAATTTAAAGAACATACATTTACCCGTGAGCAATTGTCATCGTTCAAGTCATTTAAGATTAAAATCCTAATGACCTCTACAAGTCAGGTTTATGTACCAAGAATGAAAGATCTTAGAGTTATTGCTCTTGCATAGTATGGAAAAATATACCGTTGATGGACATAGGGATCTCGCTAGAGATCCTGACAATAGCTCTATAGTTAATGTTGATAATCTTGGATATGAGCAATACATATCCAGACGTAAAGTAAAGTCCGAAAAGAATCAAAAAGTGCAGACTATAGAAGAAGAAGTCGCTAACATTAAAAGTGACATTACTGAAATTAAATCTCTATTAAAGGAGTTAATCAATGGATCCTGATACTATTGAACTAAGCAATCTGTCAAAGCAATTTGCTTACACTAAATTGGCATCACAGATAGATAGTTGTGATGATCGTGACGAACTAAAGAATATTGCAAAATCTTTTGCAAAACTTTACTATAAACAACAGGAAACAATGTCGATAATAGGATTACCAGATGGCAACTAGAACAATAACATTTGACCCAGATTCTGGAGTTCCATATGGAGTAAATCTGGTCATTTATGGTGGAACAGATTTTACACAAACTTTCAATATCAACAATACAGCAAACAGTGCTTTTAACCTTACAAGTTACTCTGCTGCAGGAAAATTAAAAAAATCTGTTGGAGTTGGAGTATCTACTGGTGGACAGACTGCATTTGCTATTGGAATAACAAGTGCAGTGGGTGGAGTTTTAACAGCATCATTAACTGATACTCAGACCAAGACACTAGATCAAGGTAGATATATGTATGATGTTTTGGTTACAGTAGGATCATCGACATATCCTTTAGTAAATGGAAATGTTTATGTATATAATACCGCAACACAATAACCCTAAATACAACTAGGAAACTTGTGAATATATGGCACAACCAGCAAGTAAGTCGGAATTAATTAATTACTGCAAAAGGCAACTAGGGGCTCCAGTCCTTGAAATTAATGTTGCTGATGAGCAAGTAGATGATCTTGTTGATGATGCGATACAATATTTTCATGAAAGACATTTTGATGGTGTAGTTCAAACTTTTTTAAAGTATAAGATAACGCAAACAGATATTGATAGAGGTCAAGGAAAGAAAACTGATAGTAATGTTGGAATTGTAACAACAACTGGCACTTCCACAGTTGGAATTACTTCTACGTTTTCATACGAAGAAAATAGTAATTATATTCAAGTGCCTACAGCAGTCATTGGCATTAATAAAATTTTTAAATTTGATGGTTCGCAAACAACTACTAACAGTATGTTTAGTATTAAGTATCAATTATTTTTAAATGACGTTTATAATTTTAATTCTACAGAAATATTGTCATATGCAATGGTAAAAAGATATTTGGAAGATATAGATTTTCTTTTAAATACTGAAAAGATGATTAGATTTAATCAAAGGCAAGATAGATTATATCTTGATATTGATTGGGGTGCAGTTTCTGAAGGAGATTATATAATTTTAGATTGCTATAGACTTTTAGATCCAAATGACTTTACTAGAGTTTATAACGATTCTTTTTTGAAAAAGTATTTGACTGCACTAATTAAAAAACAATGGGGTCAAAATTTAATTAAATTCCAAGGAGTTAAATTACCTGGAGGAATTGAATTGAATGGGAGACAAATATATGATGATGCACAAAAAGATTTAGATGTGATTAGAGAACAGATGTCAAATACATATGAACTTCCTCCGTTAGATATGATAGGTTGATATTATGCTAAATCCATTTTTTACTCAAGGAACACCTGGCGAACAGAACCTTGTTCAGGATTTAATCAATGAGCAATTGAGAACCTATGGCGTAGATATTTTCTACATGCCTAGAAAATTTGTAACAGAAAAAACTGTAATTAGAGAGGTTGTTCAGTCTAAATTTGATTTAGCATTACCTCTAGAAGCATATGTAGATAATTATGACCAGTACTCTGGAGCAGGAAATCTTTTATCCAAGTTTGGAATAGAATCAAAAGATGAAGTTAGATTGATTATTTCTAGAGAAAGATTCGAAACATATATCACACCTCTAATCCAAGATCAATCTAATATTAAACTTTCTACTAGACCAAAAAGTGGAGATCTAATTTGGTTCCCACTTGATGATAGGGTTTATGAAATAAAAGATATTGAGTATGCAAAACCATATTATCAACTACAAAATCTTTATGTTTATGAATTATATTGCGAACTCTTTCGTTATGAAAACGAAGTTATTGCGACAGGCGTTGATGATATTGATGACAATCTCGTTGGAGATGATTCTGATGGTTTTACTGATGATGGAATAAACACTATCCAAGGAAATACTCAAACATTAACTCTTGTAGGAACATCTTCTACAGCAACAGCAGTAACAGGAATTATTACTGGATCTATTAGATCTATTAGAGTTACAAATAGAGGTGGTGGATACAAAACAAAACCTACAGTTGGTATAGGATCTGCACCTGTAGGAGGAATAACTGGAATTGCTACAGTTAGAATGATTGGTGGAATTAATGTCTGCAATCTAAATTCAAACTCCGCACTCAAATCAGTTCAAAATATTGATTTAGTAAATCCAGGATCGGGATATACTATAGCACCATCTATCAGAATATATAACGGTGGAGGAACTGGAGCAGCTGCTACTTCAATACTTAGTGAAATAGCAAATGTTGGCATAGTAACAATAACAGGTGTTGGTGGTGGATATGTTGATGTTCCAGAAGTTACTTTCTCTACTCCAAAGCATGTTGGAGCAGCAGCAACTGCAGTTTTAAATTACCCCGTAGTTGGTGGAGGTGTTAGTGTACTATCTGCACCTATTAGTGTGGGAGCATCTGCTTATCTGTTCCCTGGAGGAACAACAGGTGGTGTATTCTATAAAGAAGCACCAATAGTTACCTTTGCACTTCCAACAGGAACAGGAAATGCTGGTCAAGCA